AGCGGCCATGATGGGGGGCTACCGGTTCAAGCCCAAGGGCGACGGCGACATCGACAAGAACAAGCACTCGCACGTGGCCGAAGCCCTCCAGTACCTCATGCTGCACATTGGTAACGCCAGCGAGGGGCACACGCTCCAGCAGCGGCGCGACATCAAAAGAACTTCCGCTTTGGGCTGGACGTGATATGATTGCAGCACTGCTTCGCAGTTGTCACCTCTCCCCTTCTTCAAGGGTTTCCCCCGGTTGCGCAAGCACCGGGGGTTTCTTTTTATTTGACCACGTGTATACTTCGTGGTAGAACCCTGCGTAGCAGGTAAGGAGTGACCATGAAATGCAGCCAAGCAAAGCCGTTCACAATAACGTCCACCAACGCGAAGATGGGTGGCGCGGCCATCAAGTCTTACGAGAAGGGCGGCATCGTTGTAAAACTGGTTGAGGAAAGCGACAATGGCAACGAGGTATACACCGCCAAAATGGGGCAACCTCCACAAAACCCGGACATGATGACTTCACTGACTCCGGCGCAGCGCAAGGCTGCGGAAGCTCGCATGAAGGCATCGCAGAGCAAGAAGAAATAATATGGCTGGACTGACATTCCTGCGGGTCGTATCGAACTCTGAACTTGCTCGGCAAGAGCAAGAAGTTTCAGACCGCGCTCTGCAAGAGCGTCAGAATCAACCCGTCATTCTTGGCTTGGCCGGGTATCTGAGGCAATGTTGGGATGTCGCCCAGATGGCGAAGAAGCCCATCGAGTACATCATGCTGCGTGCGCTGCGTCAGCGCAACGGCCAGTACGACGCAGACAAGCTGCAACAGATTCGAGGACAGGGCGGCTCTGAGATTTACATGATGATCACCGAAGTCAAGTGCCGCGCTGCGGAGTCTTGGCTGCGGGACATCCTGCTCGACAATGGCTCCCCACCGTGGGATTTGCAGGCCACCCCTATCCCCGACCTCAACCCATCGCAGACCAAGGACGTGCAGGCGATCTTCGCCGAGCGCGTGATCAAGATGGTCGAGGAGTTTGGCAAAGCTCCGAACCAAGAGGAAATGGCTGAAATCCGCGAGATGGTCAGCCAAGACTACCGCTTCACTATCTTGCAACAAGCGCAGCTTCGCGCGGACAGGATGAAGATCAAGATTCAAGACCAGTTCGCCCAAGGCGGCTGGGAGGCTTCGTTCAACGACTTCATCACCGATCTTGTGACGTTCCCTGCGGCGTTCATCAAAGGGCCGGTTGTGCGTCGCCAGCGGGCGCTGGGTTGGAAAACCAACGCGATGGGCCAGACTGTGGTCGAACCCATCGAACGCCTTGGGCCAGAGTACGAGCGGGTTGATCCCTTCTACATCTACCCCGAGCCGGGGATCAGCAACATCAACGAGGGCTACCTGTTCGAGTACCACCCATTGAGCCGGATGCAACTGTCCGATCTCATTGGCGTTCCGGGTTACGACGAGGATGCCATCCGCAAGGTGCTGGAGATTGGCAACGGCCAGTCGTGGATCAATGAAGACGTGGAACTCCAAAAGGACGAGGAGGAGCGCAAGTACTACTCGTACATGAAGCCAACTACCGAGTTCGATGCTCTGGAGTTCTGGGGCAAAGTGAGCGGAAAGATGCTGCGCGAGTGGGGGCTGACCGAGGAGGAAGTCCCCGACGACGCCCGCGAGTACGACGCCAACGTCTGGATGGTGGGCAACTACGTCATCAAAGCGGTGCTCAACTATGACCCGCTGGGCGAGAAGCCCTACGCCAAGACTTCGTTCATCAAGTGCCCCGGAGCGTTCTGGGGCAAGGCGATCCCCGAGATCATCGAAGACTTACAGGGCGTGTGCAACGCCGCTGCCCGTGCGCTGGTTAACAACATGGGCATTTCCAGCGGCCCGCAGGTCGAGGTCAACGTGGAGCGCCTGCCGCCCAACGAGGACATCACCCAGTTGACGCCTTGGAAAATCTGGCAGACCATCAATGATCCTGTGGGTTCGAGCGCCCCGGCCATCCGGTTCACGCAGCCTGACTCACGGGCAAACGAACTCATGGGTGTATACGAGAAGTTCAGCCGCTTGGCGGACGATCACTCGGGCATCCCAGCCTACGTGTACGGCGATCTGAATGTGCAGGGTGCGGGGCGCACTTCGTCTGGCCTGTCCATGCTTATGGGCGCGGCGGGCAAAGGCATCCGCCAAGTCGTGATGCACATCGACACAGATGTTGTGAAGCCCATCGTGCTGCGCCAGTTTGTGTACAACATGCGCTATGATGAGGATGAGTCCATCAAGGGCGACGTTGAAGTTCTTGCCAAAGGCGCGATTAACCTCGCAGTCAAGGAGACTGTCAACATTCGCCGTATCGAGTTTCTCAATGCAACCGCCAACCCGATTGATCTTGAGATCATCGGCAAGGAGGGACGTGCCAGTATCCTTCGGGAGATCGCAAAAGGGTTGCAAATGTCCGTGGAGGACGTTGTTCCGTCTCGGGAGAAGGAAGGGTATACCGGTCGTATCACCGCACGGGCTGCGATGGCCGCTGCACAGCAGCAGGCGCAGCAACCCCAAGGTGGCGCACCACAAGGCCCTGACGGCTCTCCCAAAGGCGGGATGGAAGCCAACACGGTACAAAGTCGTGCAAGTGGGATGGCAGCATGATCAAGCCTGAGTCACACATCATCAAAGGACTGGCGCAAGCTGTCCGGCAACACCCAGAACTTCTGGCGTGGATGGAGGGTGTGCTCGCGCATGAACTGAAGCGTCTCCCTTATGCGGTTGACAATCCGGCAGTGTTTCAGGGGCGCTGCCAGATGATGGTTGAACTCATTGAGTTCGCACAACAATCCCCTGCCATAGCGGCAAAGTTATGATGTAACTCGCCGTCTAATCACGCACACCAATAGGAGCGTTCAACATGGCCCTTCCAGAGCAAATTCGCAAACAGACCGAGGCAGTTCAGGAGTTGTACAAGCAACTTAACACGGACGACAACACAGGCTCAGGAACTACTCCTGCCGCCGATGGCACCGTCACGCCCGTTGAGAACAATGGCAACCAGAATTACGCCGACGAGAACGCTGCCACGAATAATGCCGCTCCGGCACCCGCAGATGAGCAGAAAACGGGTGCTGACAATGTGCCGGATGAAACTGTTACCCAGAAGTATCGAACACTTCAGGGTATGTACAACGCCGAAGTTCCCCGTCTGCACCAGCAGAATCGGGAAATGCAGCAGCGAGTCCAACAAATGGAACAGTTGCTTGCTTCGATGACTGCCGTAAACCCCCAAGCTGCTGCACCAGCAGCCGAGCGTCTGGTCACTGACCAAGATGTTCAGGAGTACGGTGAGTCGATTGACATGATGCGCAAAGTGACCCGCGAGGAACTCGGGGCTGTCGCCCAGCGCATTGCAACACTCGAAGCAACGCTGCGTCAGATGCAGGTAAATGTGGTGCCACAGGTGCAAGCCGTGGCCCAACGCCAGCAGATGAGCGCAGAGCAAGCGTTCTGGGCAGACCTGTCTACGAATGTCCCGAACTTCCGCCAGATCAACGACAACGCCGACTTCCAGTCATGGTTGTTGGAGTTTGATCCGATGACTGGGGTGACTCGGCAGACGTTTCTCGATGATGCCCAGCGGTCGTTAGACTCTCGGCGTGTCGTCAGTTTTTTCCGCACTTGGCTAGAGTCCACTGGACAAGCCGCCGTTGCTCAATCCACTGGGAACTCTCCTAGCTCTGAGTTGGAAAAGCAGGTTTCCCCCGGTCGCTCACGCAGCACCGGAACCCCTGCGACTACCAACCAAGGTAAGACCTACAGCCCTGCTGACATCCAGAAATTCTTCAACGATGTCCGTTCTGGGAAGTACAAAGGCCGAGAGCAAGATCGTTCCCGAATCGAACGCGATATTTTTGCTGCCCAGCGAGAAAATCGCATTGTCACAAATGCCTGATTAGAGGAGTTACATCATGTCTTATCCCGTTTCCCCCGGTCGTCCGAACTACAGCGGCAACTTCATCCCCGAAATTTGGTCGGGCAAACTGATCGAGAACTTCTACGACGCCACCGTGCTCGCAGCAATCTCGAACACCGACTACGAAGGTGAAATCCGCCAGTACGGCGACACCGTGAACATCCGCACTACACCGGAAATCACCATCCGCGACTACGTGAAGGGCCAAACCCTGACCGTAGAGAACCCTGACAAACCCAAACTCCAGTTGGTCATCGACAAGGGCGAGTACTTCGCTTGCGTTGAGGACGACGTGGACAAGGTTCAGTCGGACATCAACCTGATGGACACTTGGACGAAAGACGCTTCCGAGCGTATGAAGATCAAGATCGACCAGCGCGTGTTGACTGACATCTTGCCCGGTATCGGTGCCTTCAACAAGGGCGCTACCGCTGGTGAGCAGTCTGGTTCGTTCAACCTTGGCACATCCGGCTCTCCGCTGACTGTGACCAAGGACGGCGCATCGAGCACCACTTCTGTTGTTGACCTGCTGGTTGACCTCGGCACCGTGCTGGATGAAGCCAACGCCCCCGAAGGCGACCGCTTCGTGGTTATCCCCGCCAAGATGGCTGGTTTGATCAAGAAGTCCGAACTGAAGGACGCTTCGCTGACTGGCGACAGCATGTCCATCGTACGTAACGGTCGTCTGGGTATGGTGGATCGCTTCACCATCTACGTCAGCCACAACCTGAACGTGTCTTCGGGCAAGTACAGCATCATCGCTGGTCACAAGATGGGCTTCACGTTTGCATCGCAGATGACAAACATGGAAACCATCCGCTCCGAGTCTACCTTCGGCAACATCGTCCGTGGCCTTCAGGTCTACGGTTACAAGGTTGTCAAGGGTGAAGCTTTGGCTCAGGCTGTTATCCAGTTCTGATGAACGGGGCTTCGGCCCCTTCCTCCCTAAACACTGAAAGGAAATTGAAATGGCTACTTATACCGATTCTCTGGGGTTCAATAAAGGCACCGCCTCTTTCCCCGCTAACGTGACCGAAATCTCGAAATTCGAGGTGAAGGTTGATCTGGCTGCAATCATTGCTGCACGTACTGCTGCTGGTGCTACCGCATTGGCTGCTACTGATGTGTTGGAAGTGATTCCATTGCCCGCTGGCTCTGTTGTCCTGTCCGCAGGATGCCAAGTTATCGAAGCTGAAACGACCAATACCACTGGTACCTACAGCCTTGGTTACGGTGGCGCGACCACGGCGTACACCAACGCTTTGGCAAACAACGCACTGGCTTACGGCATTACCAACTTGGCGAACCCGACCGTGTTTGCCTCGGCTGACACCATTGACCTCCTGTTCAATACCGCAGTTGGTACGAACGGCGTGGTGAATGTGTTTGCCATCGTTGCGAACGTGTCGTCTACCAACGCCGCCTAAACCTCGTGGGGGCTTCGGCCCCTGCTTCTAAAAGGAGAACATCATGGGTGTTTATCGTGGTATTACGCAAGACAATGTAACGATCAACGGCGGTACGCTGTACAACGTCGCATTGTCTGGTGCAACTGGTACTCTCACTGGTAACGTAGACGCGACGGCTGGGTATATCCAGCTTCGCACCGCAACTGCTACGCAGATCGGCGCTATCGGCGATTCTGTCAACACGGCGGGTAAAGCCGCTGGAACTATCGTGTTCGACACGACCAACAGCCGCTTGATGGTTGCAACGGGTGCCAACGCTAACTCGACTTGGGTTCGAGCCGACGGTTCCAACGCAGTTACTCCGGCGTGATGTAAACTGATAGGGGGCCTAGTGCCCCCTGTCTGATAGGAGAGACGAATGACCGCAAAACGGATACCGGCACTCACCGTCATCACTGGTGCAAACACTGCCAATGACGACAACCTCGTCATCTTTGACACCAGTGAGAACGTGACTAAACGCATCTTGCGCTCCCAACTTGCAGCAGGCTTGGTAGGCGATTTGCCGTATACCCCTTCGGGCAGCATTGCGGCAACAACAATCCCTACGGCTATCGCAGAGTTAGACACTGAGACTGCTAAACTTGCTGGGACACAGACGTTTACTGGGGCAAAAACTTTTCGTATAGCAAACGCTGTCCGTTCAGAAGTCGCCGCGACACAGGACGCAGTAGTCCTAGCTGGTCGAGCGGGCGGCACTGGGAGTTATGCGGTAACCCTGACCCCGACCACGTTGTCTGCCAACCGGACGATCACGCTACCCAACGGGGACGTTACGCTGACGGCTGGTACGTCTGCGGTACTCGCTACGGCGCAAACATTCACTGCACAACAGACGTTGACCAGCGGGCTTGTATTGCAGTCCGTGACCGCAGCGTCAATCGCAGCTATCGCCAATACTATCAACACAACCAACAAGGTTGCTGGTAAAGTTGTATTTGACACGACCAACAACCGCCTCATGGTGGCAAGCGGGGCTACTGCTGCCTCCCCGTGGTATGTTGCGGATGGTTCTGCCTCTGTCACGCCAGCATAAGGATTTCCCATGCCAACCAACTTAACTGGTACCACTATTGCCAGCACGTTTGATCAACTACTGCATGTAGACGACGGCCCAACGGCGACTGAGAAAACGGTCTACAGCGGGACAGGTGTCGCCACGGCGTTAAGTGTGGGTACAGAGTCCGCTTCCGTGGACAACATCAAACTTGATGGTAACACCATCAGCACCACGAATACCAACGGCGATCTGACACTCGCGCCCAACGGCACAGGTTCTGTTGCTATCGCCAAAGCTGCTATTACGGGCGGCGCAATCTCCGGGATTACCGATCTAGCTATTGCCGACGGCGGCACTGGCGCGTCTACTGCGGTTGATGCACGTGCAAATCTTGGCCTTGCAAGTATGGCGACTCAAGCAGCAAGTGCTGTGTCTATTACGGGCGGTGCGATTTCGGGTGTATCGTTCTCGGGTTCGTTCACCGGCGTCACCTCCATCGAGTCGGGCACGTTTGCAACCAGCGCAGCAGCAGCCGGGGTGAACCTCAACGGCAACACGTTGGCCGCTGACGGCACTGACACGAACATCGACATCAACATCACGCCCAAGGGTACGGGTGAGGTAAACGTCACGAACATTGACATTCTCAGCGGCAAGGTACCGTTCAATACTATTACGAACCGAGCCTACGCTGCGTTCTCGGACATCACCGACCAGACGGGCAGCGTAACTGTTCCAGCCGCCGTGAAGTTTGGTACGACCGAGGTCACTGGTGCAGGTATCACGATGGTGACAGACGGCACCAACCTCACGCGCTTGACGTTTGCTGCGGCGGGCACATATGCTGTGACGCCCAACCTCCAGTTCACCAATACAGATACAGTTGACCACACGGCGACTATCTGGTTTGCGCTAAACGGTACGAACATCACTCGTTCGGCTACCAAGATGTCGATACCAAAAGCCGCTGACGGCGGGAGTGCTTTCTTCCAGATCGTGTTCTACGTGACTGTGACCGCAGGGCAGTACGTCCAAGTGTATTGGCTTCCGAGCAACACTGCTGTGACGCTCGACCATACGGCAGCGGTCACCGGCCCACCCGCGATCCCGGCAATCCCGTCCGCAATCGTCTCCGCTGAAAGGATCGCGTAATGGCAAAGACACCAGCATGGCAGCGCAAGGAAGGCAAAGACCCCAAAGGCGGTTTGAACGCCAAGGGGCGTGCGTCCTACAACAAAGCCAATCCGGGTAAACCCGGACTGAAGGCTCCGCAACCGCAAGGTGGCCCACGCAAGGATTCGTTCTGCGCTCGGATGGAGGGTATGAAAAAGAAACTCACCTCCGAGAAGACAGCCAACGATCCCAATAGCCGGATCAACAAAAGCCTGCGGGCGTGGAACTGCTGACATGGCTACCAAACCCAAGTCCACGGTCAACGCCGCTGGCAACTACACGAAGCCTGAGTTGCGCAAACGCATTGTGTCGCAGGTCAAAGCTGCTGCGGTGCAGGGCACTGGCGCAGGCCAATGGAGCGCACGCAAAGCGCAACTTGTTGCCAAGAAGTACAAGGCCGCTGGTGGCGGGTACAGGGACTGATATGAAAGCCCCACAAAAAAGCCTTAAAGACTGGGGCGATCAAAAATGGAGAACCAAAAGTGGTAAAAAATCTTCTGACACAGGTGAGCGATACCTTCCTGAAGCTGCAATTAAAAGTCTTAGCCCTGCTGAGTACGCTGCAACAACACGTGCAAAACGCATGGGCAAAGCTGCGGGGAAACAATTCGTAGCCCAGCCAAAATCTATTGCAAAGAAAACTGCAAAGTACCGATAGTCAACCACCAAAAGGAAAACTTAAATGAGCAAGATGTACATCCGAGTTAAACGCGACGGTTTTATTTATGACTACAACCCCATCATGGCGAAAAACCCTGAGTGCGAGGTTGTGCCCGAAGAAGTCGCGTACCCCGAGCGGTTCATCCCGCCTGCCGCTGCGCAGCGTATCGAGGACGCCGCCGAAGTGGTAAAGGTTACTGGGCGCAAAAAGAAAGCTGCACTCGACTTGTCAACTGCTGACATTCCAGAGGCTCCAGCGTATACTCCTCCAGAATTGGCTGAGGAAGCCTCACGAGGATTGCCTGCATGACACCCAACGAAGTCATCACTGAAGCGCGTCGTCTGATCCAAGACACCAAAGCGCCGTACCGCTACAGCGATGCGGTGATGCTTGGCTTTGTCAACCAGACACTCAAACGCATGGTGGTGCTTCGCCCCGATTTGTTCGCCGTCATAGGGACATTCCCTATGTCTGTGGGTACCGTCTTACAGAGTTGCCCTGCGGACTCTACTCGATTGATCGAAATCTTCCAAGTCCAAGGTGGAAGCGCGGTTACTGAAGTTACCCGTCGGGTGCTTGATCAAACGTCTCCGTCGTGGGTGAGCGAAGCGGCTGGCACACCAGTGAACTTCATGCGGCATGTGCGCAATCCCAACCGATTTTTTGTATCTCCTCCACCTGCGTCGGGTGTTGTCCTCGTCGGGGAGTACGCGCAGACGCCACCAGATTACACGATTGACCAAGAGATTACGTACCCCACGGATGCCTACTTCCCGGTCGTTGTGGACGGCACCGTGTTCTTGGCTGAGTCCATTGACAATGAGCATGTCAACTCGAACCGCGCCAAGTTGTTCCAAGATGCCTTTGTTCAGGCATTGGGAGTGGGGCTACAGTCCCGCACCGTCACTGACACAGAGGAAAGCGGGCTTGACCCGAGACAGGTGATCTGATGGCTGATCGTACCTTTGCATCCCTTGTACCCCGGATTAACCCTAGTGTGCCGGGGTGCCCGCAGTCTACCATCGTTCAGTACATCCGGGACGCTGCGATTCGTGCGTGCGAACGCACGCTGTATTGGCGATATGCGGTACCACTGTTCAACTTGTTGCCCGGTGTTCACGAGTACAACTACTCGAAGCCAGCCAACACGGATGTCCACGCGCTGTTCGATGCAATAGTCAACGACCGCTCGTTGGAAAAACTGACCTTGGATAAGGCGCTTGAGTTGTACCCCAAGTGGGTCGATCTCTACAGTGGGCAAGACCCCTCAGTAGTTTGGAGCCTGACACCGCCGATCTCGACGTTCAACGCACCTGAGTTCAACGAGACGCAGTTCAACGCGAACAGTGCCTACGTGTTGCCAGACTCGATTGTCGCGGACGGAAGCACGCCACGGTCAATCTGCCAAGTCACGCCAGATAAATACATCATCTTGCCACTGCCTGATGCGACCGTAGCGTACCGGATGCGCATGTTCGTCGCCCTTAAACCCAAGCGGTCAGCCACAGGGATGGATGAAGTCATCATGGACGAGCTTGAAGAAGTTCTCATGCACGGCGCACTCCAACATCTTTTGGTATTGCCGGACACAAATTGGTCAGATCGGGAACTCGCGGCGTACCATGCCAAACAGTTTACATACCAAGTTGCTGAACGACGTGCCCGAGCCAATCTTGGTAATATGCGCGGCACCATGCGTGCGCGGATGCAACCCTTCGGAGCTTGATATGGCAGCCCAACTTACAAACAACGCATCTTCGCTTATCCCCGCTGGGGTAAGCAGCATTGCAACGACACTGGTAGTAACTACAGGAGACGGCGCGAAATTCCCGATCTTATCTGCTGGCGACAACTTCTATCTTACCTTAGTCGATGTCAACAGCAACTATGAGATCGTTAGAGTCACGGCGAGAACGGACGACACCATGACGATTGTGCGGGGGCAGATTGGGACATTGGCGATTCCGTTTCCAGCCAACAGCCGCGCAGAACTTCGCCTGACTGTCGAAAATGTGATTATTGCCGCTGGCGACTACCTACTGTTGTAAGGATACGACAATGACAGTCAAACTAAAAAACAATGCCGCAAGCACAATAACTACCACGATCAGCGCGTCTGATGTGGGGATAGTGGTTGCTTCGGGTACAGGAGCGCTTTTCCCTACGCTCGCGGTGGGTGACTACTTTTACGCCACGCTGATCAGCACTGGTGGTACCCAAGAGGTTGTCAGAGTTTCCGCGCGGGTGAGTGATACGATGACCATTGCCCGTGGGCAAGACGGCACTACGGCGCAGTCGTTCGCAGCGGGGTCACGCATCGAGATGCGCGTCAACGTCGCTGCCATCGAGGACTACGTTTCCAGTGCAGCAGGGGCGATCTTCCCCGACAACTTCTCCTTGTACAGCGTCAAAGACTTCGGGGCTATAGGCAATGGCATCGTCAATGACAGCGACGCCATCAACGCAGGGCTAGATTTTGTCAAAGTCAACGGCGGCACATTGGTGTTCCCTGACGGCGTGTATCTGTGTAAAAGCCTTCGACTAGACGGCAACACGAAGTACTACTCTGTTGTCGGGGGCGGCAAGGAACGTGTCACGTTTAAACATCTTGACGGTAATGGAACCATGTTCAACGACGCTGGCCCCGGCACAATCGGATACACCATCCAAGGGTTTACCCTAAATATGCAACACAGTGTGTATTTGCATCCTAGTGCAAATCATGGTTTTGCGATCAAGCAGCGTAGCAACGTAATACTTCGGGACATCCACGTCACTGATTTTTACAACGCCGCAGCGTTGATATACGACCCTGACATGCTTGGGATTTACGGTAGCAACACCATCGTTGATTGCTCCTGTGATGGTCTTGGCGTTGGTGGTAATGGTTTTCTGTTCTCAAACATGGATTACTGCTCGTATCTGCGGGTACACGCAAAAGGCGTCATTGATCGTGGCGACGATGATGGGCCGGGGCTTGCAGTGCAGTTTAAGAACAACTGCCGCTGGGGGACTGCGACTGACATTATCGGGGAAGACTCTCGGACTGCATTTGGATTAGCTGGGGATAACGCAGGACTTTTACCCGGCCCGTCGTTTATTACAGCTACCAATATTCGGTCTATCAACTGCGACAATCCACTGCGGATGGGCAACGGATCGGTACACAACACAGTCACTAATTTCTATACAGACCACCCGGTTACAAGTAATACAGACATAATCCGTATTACTGCTAATTCTATCGGGAACTCAATTATAAACGTCAACATAAAAAATGTTGCCGCATCAAAACGTGCGGTCTACTTTGACGACGGATCAAACGATAACAATGTCCATATTGCGGTATTAGACACCGCTATGGATAGCGCACCTGTTGTTGTATTCAATGACACGTGCCAGTACAACAATGTGCGGTTATCCCGTGCTTTAAACCCTAGACTCCGGGCAACATTCGGAGTGTCCCGCATGGCTGACTTCGCAACTCCAAGCGACAACAACAGCTTTACGTATGATAACTATCCATACTGGGATAA